GGGCAGGACACTACCGCTATTGAAGAAGTGAAGACAGGCTTTGACGTACACAGCTACACCGCTAAAGTAATCACAGATGCAGGACAGAAGATATCACGGCAAGATGCCAAGGCACATACTTTCGCCCCCTTGTATGGTGCAAGTGGCTTTGGTAGAACACCTGCAGAAGCTTCCTACTACAAGCAGTTCAATACTAAGTACAATGGTATAGCCAAGTGGCACAAGCAGTTGGCAACCGAAGCATTGAACAAAGGTAAGATCAAGACACCATCAGGCAGAGAGTTTGCTTTCCCTGATATGGTGCGTAAGCGTAATGGTGTGTCGCACTTTACGCAACTAAAGAATTATCCTGTGCAGTCACTGGCAACAGCAGACATAGTGCCGTTGGCTCTACTGCACATAGATAGTAAGCTTGACAATATGGAAAGTTGTATCGTTAATTCTGTACACGATTCAATTGTTATTGATGTGCATCCAGACGAGAGAGGAGCAGTGTTAGATGTAATCACACAAACCAACAAAGAACTAACCAATCTAATAGAAACACGATGGAATCTAGACTTCAATGTGCCACTATTACTTGAATCAAAAATAGGTAATAATTGGCTTGACACTAGAGATGTGGCATGATATAACTAGGAACTATTCACATTTAAAAAGGAGAAACTAATGACAGATTTAGTTACAATAAATACTAACGATTACGAAGCAATGGCTAAAGCTATGGGCATAGCCAATGAGAGATCTGAAAGCACCAAAGAGAAAGCAAGTACGCTTGCACGTTTGAGGATCAATCACGCACCTATCATGGGTACGGCTGAAGTTAAAGGTAAGGAAGTCAACGTAGAGGTTGTCGAAGGTGGTATGTATAAACTGGAGATACCCGATGGGCCTACTTACTTTTCAAAGAGCATAAGGGTCAGACCTTTTATGCAAAGGTTTATGTTTAAGCGTTTCGTTATGGGCAAAGGTAATACCAAGAATAGGTACATCAAAACCATAATGGCTGACAATCTTAACATAGATTTAAAAGATAGTGATGGGGGTTTCAACTGTGGTAAACCATCAGGTTGGATTGAAGATTTCAAAGCCCTGCCTGAAGCCCAACAGCAACTGATCAGATCCTGCAAACGTGTTCGTGTTGTGTTTGGTCTTGTCACTATGATAGATCCTGTGGATGCAACAGGTGAGAGTGTTAATGTTCAACCCCAAGCTTGTATTTGGGAAGTAGAGAACAGAGATGCTTTCAAGAGTATAGGTAAATGCTTCAACGACTTGGCACGTGCTAAGAGATTACCTGTACAACATGAGATAGCTTTATCTACTGAAGCTAATTCGCTTGCTAATGGTAGCACATTCTTTTTACCGAGTCCAACCTTAGACCTTACTAAAACAGTAGAGGTAGGTGATTCCGACCAGACGATGTTTGCTAACCTAGTCTTGTGGGTACAGAACTACAACGACTACATTCTAAGTCAATGGAATGAGAACGTTCACAAGAAAGAGCAAGTAGATAGCAGTGTTCTTGATGACTTCATTGAGATCGACACAGATGAAGTAGTTTCATAATGAAACACCCTGCCGAAATGATTATACATCAGTACCTAGATAAGGCATCTAATGGTGAGACAACTGTAGCTACTAGTACAGTGAATCAAATCTGTAAAGATGTTAGGGATGCTGTTGTTCGTCAGTTTGGTGGGGGTAACAAGCGTGATGGGTTTGCCTTTCGTATGTCTAACGTAGGCAGACCCTCATGCCAACTGTGGTTTGACAAGAACAAGCCACAGGAAGCGTTACCCAAACCGACAACATTTATAATGAACATGTTGCTAGGAGATATAGTGGAAGCTGTATTCAAAGGCATCCTAAAAGAAGCAGGAGTAAAGTATGAAGATTCTAAGCGTGTTACCCTTGACTTGGGAGAAGACTCACCACAACGTGTGGTTACTGGAACATATGATATTGCTATTGGTGATGCTGTTGATGACGTTAAGTCAGCGTCTGATTGGTCATATAGAAACAAGTTTGATTCTTTTGACACACTTAAAAATGGAGATGCCTTTGGTTATGTGGGGCAGTTAGCAGGCTATGCAAAAGCTTCAGGCAAGAAAGCAGGAGGGTGGTGGGTAGTTAATAAAGCTAACGGCAACATCAAGTACATACCTGCAGAAGGAATTGAAGTTGATAAAGAAGTTGATAAGATCAAGGCCAATGTCAACAAGGTAAGTACACAAGAGTTTGAAAGGTGCTTTGAACCTGTAGAGGAAACCTTCAGAGGTAAACCAACAGGTCACAAGATATTGGGAGTTACGTGTGGGTTCTGTTCCTATCGTAAGTCCTGCTATCCTAACATGCAAGAGTTGCCACAAAAATTGTCTAAGGCTAAGAACCCTAAGATAGTAGCGTACGTCTGATGGATAGCAAGCAGTTTCAAGCTGCACGTAAGTATGGGTACAGGTCAGGCTTAGAACAAAAGCTTGCCCTATACCTTACCCAATTGCGTGTTAAGTATTCCTATGAATCAATAAAGATTGAGTGGGAAGACCTAGCGTATCGAACCTACACACCTGACTTTATTCTTGACAATGGAATTATAGTTGAGACTAAGGGTATGTTTACTGCAATGGATAGACGTAAGCATATTGCCATTAAGAAACAACACCCTAAGTTGGACATAAGATTTATCTTTGAGAACAGTAGACGTAAGCTACGTAAGGGTGCTAAGTCTACGTATGCTCAGTGGTGTGATCGGTATGGATTTGAATACGATAATAGAGTTATACCTGAAGCATGGTTAAAAGAAAAGGGCAGGGTAGTACACCCAAAGTTTATTGCCTTTACTCGCAAGAAGATAGTGAGGAATTGATATGACAAAACATATACCACTAGACATAGACGATGAAGATTTTATAATAAAGATACACCCTCAACGAGATAGTAATAATAAGTGGACAGGAGATGTGACCTTGGGTATAATAACCTCACATGATAATCCCTTGTCAGACAATGACTATTTCTATATGATGGAGTTTTCTAATCTTATATGTGCTACTGTACCTATGATGTCGCTCGACCCTGAATTTAGAGATGAGATACAAGCGTTCGTAGATGCAGAGAAAGAAGAAGAAGAAGCTAAGAGAGTAGCGAACAACCGAAAGAAAAAGAAAGTTAAAACAGAAACAACTGGCAATGTTATTAAGGTAACATTTTCAGGCAAGGTAGATGGGAGTGCGTAGCATGACAGAAGATAGTAAAGATAACTTTAAAGGAGCGTATACTGTGTCTAGTGAAGACATGGTAAATCACCCACCGCACTACAATCAGTATGGTGTAGAATGCATTGACGCATTGAAGTCAGCTTGCGGTGAGGGCTTTGAGTATTACTTGCAAGGTAATGTAATGAAGTACCTATGGAGATACCGATATAAGAATGGCATAGAAGATTTAAAGAAAGCCAATTGGTATCTAGAATTATTGATGGAGACTGTTGACAATGGCAATAAGAAAAGCTAAGATCTATATTACATTGGAAGTAGATACAGAAGACTATCCAACACCTGTCGATGAACAACTAGAGAAGGATGTACAAGATCAAATCGAAGCGTTCATCTATGATGTAGATGGATTTCATTTAAATAAAATTAAAGTATTAATGGGAGATTAACATGGGATTACCAACAGACTATCAAAACTTCATAGCAACCTCTCGCTATGCAAGATGGCTTGACAATGAGGGGAGAAGAGAAACTTGGGAAGAAACAGTGACACGATACGTGGACTTCATTTGGGATAGAGCCAATGCTGACAACATCATGCACGACAGAACACGTTTGAAAATATGGAAAGCCATATACAAACTAGATGTTATGCCATCTATGAGAGCCTTGATGACTGCAGGTAAAGCACTTGATCGTGACAACACTGCAGGATACAACTGTAGCTATCTGCCTGTAGATGATGTTAAATCATTTGATGAAGCTATGTACATCTTGTTGTGTGGCACAGGTGTAGGCTTTAGTGTTGAACGTAACTACATTAACAAGCTACCAGAGATACCAGAACATCTATACAATAGCGACACGTGTATATCAGTGAGCGATAGTAAAGAGGGATGGGCAAAGTCCTTTCGTATGCTACTTGCATTGCTATATGCAGGAGAGATACCCACGTATGATATCAGCAAAATTAGACCTGCAGGTGCTAGGCTAAAGATCTTTGGGGGCAGAGCATCAGGCCCTGCACCGCTTGAAGATCTGTTTAAGTTTACTGTTAATATATTCAAAGGTGCTGTAGGCAGAAAGCTTACAAGCTATGAGTGCCACAGTATCATGTGTAAGATAGGCGAAATCGTGGTAGTGGGCGGCGTAAGGCGGTCAGCCATGATCAGTTTGTCCAACTTGTCTGACATACGCATGCGTCATGCCAAGACAGGACAGTGGTGGGAGACTGCACCACACATGGCACTCTCTAATAACTCTGTCGTGTACACCGACAAGCCTGACTCTGAAACATTCTTACGAGAGTGGACTTCACTGGTGGAATCTAAGTCAGGTGAGAGGGGTATCTTCAACAGGATATCAGCACAATATCAGGCTAAGAAGAATGGAAGAAGAGATCCTGAACATGCCTTTGGTACTAATCCATGTAGTGAAATCATACTTAGGCCATATCAGTTCTGTAATCTTACAGAGGTTGTGGTTAGAAAAGATGACACACGCAAGAGTCTACAAAGAAAGATTGCTATTGCTACTATCTTAGGTACAATGCAATCTAAGCTGACTAACTTTCCTTACCTAAGAAAGATATGGAAGAACAACACAGAAGAAGAAAGATTGTTGGGTGTAAGTCTTACAGGTATTATGGATAGTCCTTTGACTAATGGCAGAGAGATGGGATTACGTGAAAGGTTAGAAGTATTTAGAAAGGTAGCAGTTGATACCAATAAGAAGTACGCTGACCTATTAAACATACCGCCATCCACAGCCATCACCTGTGTTAAACCTAGTGGTACTGTATCACAGTTATGCGACAGTGCAAGTGGCATCCATGCTAGGCACAGTCAGTACTACATCAGGACTGTACGTGGTGACAACAAAGACCCACTCACAAAGTTTATGATAGATCAAGGTGTGCCTAATGAACCTGAAGTTAACAAGCCAATGGATACTACTGTGTTTAGTTTTCCTATTAAGTCACCTGAAGGATCAGTAACTAGAAATCAAATGTCAGCTATAGAACAGCTAGAGATGTGGAGAACTTATCAAGAGCATTGGTGTGAGCATAAGCCATCCATTACTGTTTCAGTACGTGAGGATGAGTGGCTAGAGGTTGGTGCATTTGTATTTAAATACTTTACAGAAATGTCAGGTGTGTCTTTCTTGCCACACTCTGATCACGTTTATCAGCAAGCACCCTATCAAGAGTGTTCTGAGAAAGAGTATAATGATATGCTATCAAAGATGCCAACAAAAATAAAATGGGCAGACTTGAAAGAACAAACAGACACTACTGCAGGTAGTCAATCTCTTGCTTGTAGTGGAGATTCATGTGAACTTGTAGATATAGGAGCCTAGTATGGGAAACAGAGAAAAGAGAAACTTAGGAAAGTATGACGCACCATTGGTGATTCAGTTTAGGAAGGGAATGGATGACTTCCAAAAGGGAAGGTTAAATAATCCTTTCCATCAGGACACGATGCAGTATCGTGAATGGGGTAGGGGATTTAACAAAGCCTACTTCGATAGACTAAAGAAGGTACAGAAGTATGAACTTAAAGAGAGAAGCAGACGCATGGCAGAAGAAAAGGCACACCTCCATGCAACTTGATCATTATCAAATCAACGCTAAGAAAACAGCCATCTATGCAGCTGAACATAAGATATTGTATCCTGCCCTTGGACTAGCAGGAGAGGCAGGCGAGGTGGCAAACAAAGTAAAAAAGATTATGAGGGATGGTGTACAGAAACTACCCCCTGATTGGAAAACCCAACTGACTTCAGAGATAGGAGATGTTCTGTGGTATTGTGCAGTACTAGCTGATGACTTAGGTACATCGCTAGGCACAATAGCTGCTCAGAATATTGAGAAGCTTGAGAAGAGACAAGTGAAAGGTAAGCTACAAGGTAGTGGGGATAATCGTTAAGGCTTTAAGTCTGCGTATTCATTTAGTAGCATCAAGTCTTCTGCGTTGGTGTAGTCAGGCATTCTATCTTCGTCTGTCTTGAACCACATCAACGCTCGTTTACGACTACGAGAATCCAACTTCTTAAATGCTGCAAACTCTTGTAGTAGTAGAGGAGCATCTTGTAAAAATGTTCCTTCTTCTTTTGCTTGCGTTCTAAAGTCACTCAACCTCTCACGCACATAGTCTACCTGTTCGTTACGCAGGAAAGAAGCCTTGTCATCACCTTCACCCCCTGCCTTTTCCCATTCTCTTTCAAACATATCAGAAACAATATCAGTCTCCTCTTTTAACTGAGGAAGCATGTCTCTCATTATTTTATTCTCTATGTTTCTTACAGAGGGTATGCCTGATTTGCTTTGAACCTTCCACTCCTTAATGCC